AATTGTTTAGTTGGTATAGAATATATTGGTGTCATTTTATTTTCCTTTGTGTTATTATATATTATATCATAATTATAATACAATGTCAACCAATGCAAAATTGGTTCAAATTGTGTTAAATAGTGCATAGAATAGTGCATATTGTTATAATGCATTATGAAATTTAATTACAAAAATACATAATTACGTAATCGCTTACCTTGCTAATATTTTGCATGAGTATCATAACATTTTACATATTTTTGTATTTATGTATTTATGTAATCATTTATTATAATACATTATAGTTTAACTAATCCCTAGATTATGTTTTAGAACAACCTTTCACTCCTTCCAATAGGTTCAATTTGAAGCCCATAAGATTCCTTATCATTAGAAAAATACTGCCAATTATCCGTACCTTGCTCATGCTCAATACCCTTAGCCTCACAAATCTTAATAGTTCGGGTTAGCCCCTCAATCCGTAAGTGATGATTAATAGTGTTAGTAAATGTAATGTGGGCTTTTGCTTCTGGAAGTGTCATGTTGTTTCCTTTGTGTTTTAAATTGTTATAATGAATTATATCACAATTATAGCCTTATGTCAACCCTATTATAACAAATAAATACATAATTACATAATTACAAAATGTATCATGCATAATGTATATAAATATCACAATTAACACATTATGTCAACCATTTTGTAATCATTTGTTATAATTGTATTATAATTATGTTACAATATGTTACAAATCGTCATAAACAGTCAAACGATACATAGTGCATACAATGTATCACATAAACATATATAATTGCTTTAAGGGGTCAAAGTGTGTCATTGTGATGGTATTGTGTTGAATTGTATGATATTATATGTCATGTTATAATATATATAAGGATAATGTAATGATATTATATTAGTAAAGTTGATGTTGTTGTATAATGATATGTCATGGTTGGGTATTTATGTGGGTCATATGTCAAGGTTGATATATGTAATGTTAGGGTATTATGTGTTGATATAGAATAGTATAATACATAATTATGACTGTTTGTGCTTGGTGTATATAAATATATATGCCTTTCTCAAGGTGGGTGGGGGTGTCTTGGCCGGGCCCCGGGGGGCTAAGTAAAACCGGTTTTAATAAGTGAGCTAAAATTTTCAATTTGGCCTATTCTGTTATTCAACTATTTCCCTTTTCTACTATAGGACTATCCATCCATCTGCCTATTCCTCTACCCAAACCACCCCAAGCATTCAACTATTAAACTGCATGCCCTACAGGACGCCGCGTCCTACTTTGAACATACCTTTTAGTATAAGGATCTGAGATACTAGCCATAGTCATATAGATAATCATATCGGCCCAGTGGGACCATTCATCATGTTTAGGTTCTTTCTTCCATTGATTTAGTTTGTCATCCCACTCACGGCTATAGTTAGTGAAGACAGCTCGGGAATATGGACAGTCAAAGTCAACTTCAATATGGCCGGCTTCAATCTCTCCACGGACATGGTTGATAGCTTCTAGTTTGTTGGGTGGGCGCTCTAACATTATCACTGAGAAGCCTTCATCACGGTAGGCTTTTTCAACAGTATCTAGATTTGTGGGGGCTCTTTTAGTGGCATCATGTGGGAGGAATAAGGTAGGTGGGGTAGCTCTTATTAAAGCACAGAATTTTTTTATTTTATTAGCATAGTGCTTGACACCATGGTTGTTGTTGCCATATTCCCATATAATAGTCCTACGCTTATTGTAGTATTGGAAAAGGCTTACAGCATTAGTATCATTAACACCTAAATCCATAACTCCATGTAATGGAAGTTGTGGGTTATACAGGTGAGGTTCTAGTATCTCTGTGCCATGCACGCCAATAATACCAAAGTCTTTCCAAGCATTATGCCAATAAGCACCTTGGCGACTAGCTCTAAAAGCTTCTTCTGGTGTTAGTGGGTATTCTTGATAAATTTTAGTTTTTAGCTCTCTATATTGAGCAATCCACCACCATTTTTGTTGGTCAGTAAAGGTCCAACCATTATTCTCATGTTCACTAAAGTATTTAATAGACTCTTTAGTATCTTTTTGAGGTACATCAAGCAAACAGTCTGGGTCATCTGCCCAGGATAAAAACACAGGTAAAAAGTCCTTAGGCCCTCTTTCCTCAGGTATAACTCCCTCAGCATCATCCCACATCTCTTTAAAGTCATTGTCACCCTCAGCAGTTGACTCTATAATAGCAGCATTTCCTGGTGCAATTGCTTGTAGTGTACCAGTTTTAGTTTCCTCAGCACGCTTTGGATTTTCATTAGCTATCTTACCAAACTCTGAGATATGTAGAGCTTGTAGTGTTTGGGATCTAAAGGAAACACCAATAAGTATTTGAGAGCCATTAGTGAACTTTACTGCCTCTGTATTATCTTTAACAGTAGTTAACATAAGGAAGGATTTAATATTTATATCTAAAGTATCCCAAAGTAATTTAGTTCTAGTCAGAAGTATAGAAGCCTCGCGTTTACCTTGTGCCATAAGCCCAGCAGTAACATCTGCCTCTGTTATACACTTATCAAAATACATAACTAACCATAAAGTTGAGATACCTTGCTGCCTAGACTTTAATATAATTAATCTTGGGTGTTGGAGGTAGTAATAGTATACTAATATCTGTGCATGATTAGGTTTAAAAGGTATTCTTTTGGACCACTTATCTACAATAGTATATAAATTGTTTAATCTCCACAGTTTATAAATAAGAAAGTTATCAATTAAATCTTTATCACTAGAAGGCTTAGTTTCAAAGAGATAAGTAGGCATACTAGGAAAGAACTTAATAAACTCTACCTTAGATAAATTTAAACTCCATTCAATTTGTTCTCTTTCCATCCTATTCCCTCAGTAAACCACGGAATTGATTAAGGGCAGCAGTATGTAGATTTATAGTTGTGCCAGGGTCAGTTTTAAAGAAGGTTGTATGCATCTTAGTTATAGAATCACTAAGTTTTGATAAGTCAGTAGCATCTTGATTATCTTTTAATACTTTTGATATTTGGTCAATAGCTTCTATAGCAACAGTATTAACCTTATCTTTAAGGGTTTCTGTGATATCCTTTTTTTCTATATCCACTGGTTCAAGTACTTCAGGTATAATAATTTCATCAAATAAGGGTTGAGGTTTTGAAGCTATGAGTACTTCTTGGACTGGTATGCTTAGTTCTTTTGATATATCTATTATAGACATACCCTCCTCTAAAAGCTTAGCAATAGTATTAGTCCTCATCTGGGTCTCCTCCCCAAACTCTATAAGGGCCCATTAACAAGTTTAATTGCCCATCTTTTGAAAGGTTATTTTTGGTACAATAAGTATTAAACTTTTTTTCAATCTCACTTATATCAGGGTTTTGGTAGAAGTTTTTAATGATTCTGAGTAAAAACTCACTTCTTTTATTAGTAGGTATTGTTTCTTCAAACTCACCCCACCACTCTAATTGACTTTCTTCTACAGAAAAACTAACTACTTTTGCACCCATCATTACTCCTTTAGTATTGCTTATATATAATGTAATGTATTATAACACATATTCAATTAATAACACATAATAACATATTTAATATGATATATACATTAATTATGTTATAATTTGATATTAGGTAGTACAATATAGGCCTATAAACAAAATAAAAGGATGAATATGGAACACTCTGAAAAGACTTCCCATTCAGAAACTGTTACACCTGTTTCGGATGCGGACTGGCAGAAGAAAGCAGAAACGGCAGAGCAACGGAGAAGAGATACACAGTCAATGCTAACTCCCTTGCAACAAGAAAATATTAGGCTCCAAGCAGAAAATGAGGTATTGCAAGCTCAATCTGGAGGACACCCTAAAATTAGTCTTGAACCAGCAGAACAAATAAGACTTGATGATTTAAAGCTTAGTGATCCAGATGCTTGGCGTAATGAACTCAATACTCTTGAAAAAACTGCTACACAACAAGCACAGGCTGATTACAAAGTTAAAGTAGATGCAAAAGTCGCTGAAACAATTACAAAGGAAGAGAAAGCACTCCGTCAAAAAGAAGTACTTAAATTTTTCGATGATAATAAAGATGTAGACATGGAATCTTTTAACAATGTAATCCCTGTGAGTCTTCAAAATGCAATGAAGAATAATGAGATAACTGTAACAGAGTTTCTTGATAAAGGTGCAGCAATAGTACGAAATGCTCCAGTAGCATCAGTAAGTGCACCTTCTTCACCTGACTTAGGTGCTGTGGCTGGTTCAGCCTCACCATCTAAAGAAGCAATTGATAAACAAAAAAATACTGATTGGGCAACAGCCCTAGTTTAAAGGAGATATAGATGTCAGCAAATGAAACAGCATTCTTGGATTATGATTCTGACCTCATCCGTAAAGGGTGGGTAAAAGAAGGCCTAGTTCAGAATGCCGCTAAATCTTTTTGGGCAGCTTACACAGGTAGCACTGGTGGGTCTGTAGTATACCAAAAGAATATGACTAGCGTAACTGAGGGTAATAACATTATCTTTGACTATGATGGTTATTTGACAGGTGAAATGGCGCTTGACAGAGAGCAAGCTTGGGGTAAAGGTGAAGGTAAAAGAAAATTCTCTGGTTCACTTAAAATCCGTAGAGGACGTATTCCAGTTAATAATGGAGATAAGTTCAATGGTAAAGAGATTGGTGACTTATCAATTACTGAACATGGTGATTCTAGACGTAAACTAGCAGACCTATGGACACGACATAAAGATCAAGCTCATTTTGACTCAGTTCAAGGTAGACTTGATAGTCTTACTAATTCTCATGTTTTCCGTCCAAACGATAGAGCAACAATAAGTGCTTTACTTACAACAGACATTATGTCTTATGACTATATTCTTGAGTTAAGTGAAAAAATGCTTGAGGGAGATGGTTTTGCAGTTGGTAGTAAAAGAATGCCACTTAAACCTTTTCAAACAAAAGATGGTGAAGATATCTGGAACTTAATGCTTGATAATAAAGCATGGTTTGATCTTCGTAAAGATGACAGATGGCAAGATCTAGTAGCTCAGGGTGACATTAGAGGTCTAAATAACTTCTTGTTTAAAGGTCAACCAATTCGTATTGGTAATCTCATGGTAACAGTTGCACCTATTTTCTTTGGTGTTTCAACAGATCGTAGAGCAGGTAAAACTAAGCCAGAAATTGCTGGATTTAGAAAGCTTGATGAAGATGGACTTTATTCTGGTGAAGTTGGATTTGGTGCTGTAGGTGAAAAAATTATTGCTTGCCGTTCAGTTCTTCTTGGTGCAGGTGCCTTACAATATGGTATGGGTATGGAACCTAATTATAACCTTGAGTTTTCACCAGATCACAAAATCACTTCTGAGTCACTACTTGAAGTATGGTTTAATGTGCAGAAAACACAGCTTCTACCAGAAACGGTAGACTATGATGAAGCTAGAATTGGTAATATGGATTATGGTGTAATTGCCGTTGATACATATCACAGTACTACAGCAGCAGCGTAAGGAGGTAAGATATGGCAACAGATCTAACACGTGAAAGTTGGAACAGCTCAACAGTAGACGTTGTAGCTGTGCAAGGAACGTTCAATCTTTTAGATAGAACAGCCACAGTGAGAGCTGATGGCGCATATACGATAGCAAAAATTCCTGTGGGAGCTATCATTCAAGAAGTATACCTTGATGTTACAGAAGCATTTGATGGTACTACCCCAACTTGTACAGTTGGTGTTACTTCTGATACTGATGAATATTTTGTAGCAGCTACGGCTATTGCAACTATCGCGGTTACAAAAGGTACACTAGGTCTTGATATCAAACAAGCAGTAGCTGAAGATATTATCTTCACACTAGCTGGTGGTACCTCGACTGTAGGTTCGGCAACATTGTATGTTAAATACATTGATACGGCCGCTAGAAGAGAAATCTTTACAGTTTAGAAAGAAGGTGATAACCTATCTGAGTTGTTAAGATAGCCTTCGGGCTATCTTATAGAACTTATAAAGGAGTTTATATGGGTGGAGCATTAAAGAATAGTTCTATTGGTAGCAAAAAAGAAAAACCAGTGGTTGAAAAGCTAGTGGTTGAAAAGCCTAAACTTAAGGGTAAAATTAAGGCTACGGCAACAATTATTAAGGCAGATTAATGGCTCAACTTAAAGACAATGCAGAGGATTTTAATGATTTACCTTTGGCAGCTAATTATACAGATGAGCAAATTAAGTCTAAGTATGAAAATAATCCTGATACTAATGGTTTTACAGACAGTGAGAAAGAGACTGTAAGCACTGCAATAAGTAATGTAGTAGAAGATTTAACACCTGAACTAGGAGGTACATTAGATGCACAAAATGAAAAAATAGACAATGCAAAAGTAGTTGTTTTTAATGCTGCTGGTCTTTATGATAATGGGACTAAAACAACTAATTTTATATTAGACCCTTTAAATGCTCAGTATCAAAAAGTTATTATAAACTCTGCTTGTGCAATGTCTATACAGGCTCCTGATGGTCCTTGTACTATTTATCTCCATATCTACCAAGGAGCAGTAGGTGGTGTATTAACACTTCCCACTGGTCTTTGGATGGGCGGTGATATTAAAACTAACACGCTGACGCCTAATACAGGCCATGACTTACTAATGATACATTATACAGGTGCAGAATATGTATTTGGTATGATGTACAACTTACAATAAAGGAACAAAAATGCCTACTTCGGACTTTTTAGAACAAAAATTATTAGAGACAGTACTTAACAATGCTGCTTTCCCAACAGTTTCAACTACTTATGTAGCACTACATACAACTTCACCCTTAGATGATGGTTCAGGAGCTGAATGTGTAGGAACTAACTATGTTAGAATTGATACAGGTGCATTTACATCTATGACTGGTATTACAGATGGTCAAACAGAAAATACAGCTGAGATTGCTTTTGCACAAGCTTCTGATGCTACTTGGGGTACAATTACTCACATTGGTCTTTGGGATGCTTCTACTTCAGGTAACTTGCTTTATCATGGAGCATTAACATCTTCTAAGACTATTGATACAAATGATACTTTCAAGATTGCTGCTGGTGACTTAATCGTTACTCTAGACGTACCATAAGGATAAATAATGGCTGAATATGTTGCAGATACACGTGATACTCATATAGCAGAACTCACGGGTACCTATACAACAGATGAAGCCAATAAAAGCCTTACTCTTGGCAGTGATGGGGAGGGTGATACAACTTTCATTCTTCCTGCCGCAGCTGAATGGGTACTAATTGAAGTATATGATGTTGAAGATGTTTATGGTGACCTTGGGTACCATAAATACACAGACAAGGTAATTAACTTAGCTACTACCTTGGCAGATGTCAGAACAATAGCACTAGCAGAGTATGCGTTATTTAAAATTACTGCTGTTCATTATAAAGGCAACGATACTGCAGATGTATATCGTGGTGATGAAACAACAGCATTAACTTTAGATAATACAGGTACAGACTTTACACCACCAGTAGTGTCTTGGAAATTAAAAACTGATTTAATTTCGCCAATACATAAAATATTAATTTGTGCAGACTCCTACGATTGTAGTATGGCCTGGATATGCAACTAAGGGGGATAAGATGGCTGATTTAGAGTGTACGCTAGGAAAAATAACACCTACAGAAATAGTTGAGGCAGTAAATGCAAGAGTAGAAGAAAATGCAGATATAACACCTGGCACTAAAACTAAGGTTACATATGATGCAAAAGGTCTTGTTACTGCTGGAGAAGCAGCTACAACAGCTGATATTGCAGACAGTACTGACAAAAGATACGTTACTGATGCTGAGTCTACTGTTATAGGCAATACTTCTGGGACAAACTCAGGTGATAAAGACGTAGTTGATGATACCTCTCCACAGTTAGGGGGAGACTTAGACTTCAATGGTAAAACTATGAATAAGTCAGCAGTTAGACAAGTTGCAGATGATTCTGGTAGTGGCACAGTTACTTTTGATTATGCTACTGAAGATATGATACAATATACTGCTACTGGGAACCTCACGACTTTGACCTTTAGCAACTTTCCAAGTGGTGATGTTGCTGGTTATATAATTGATGCTGTAGACTGGGGTAATTATACTATTACCCACCCAGGTACAATGTTATTTGCAGCTGGTACAGCACCAACATATACAACAGATGGGACAGATAGGATTTTAGTAACAAGTGATAAAGATGCAATTTTAACCCTTACAATAATCGCACAAGATATTAAAGTAGTAGCATAATGACTTTATTTAAAAAGATGCTAAGTGCCCCAGTCTCAGATAGAACTAATGGAACTAAGTATGTCAACGGAATAGATGGTTCCTCTAGTGTAGGTAATCGTACTTGGACAGATGTACCCATAGGAGACCCAGCAGTGGACAGAAGACTTATAATTATTGGACATGCAGCTAGGTATGATATATCTACTAATGGTAGGTCTATGGCAATATGTAAAGTTGATGGTGTAAATATACCAGTTTCGGATATAACACAGAGTCACTATGGTGATATCTCCATAGCTGTTAAAGTGTTTGAAGCTATTGTTCCTACTGGAAGTATTGCCGACATATATTTAGAAACTGGGAGTGGCGTAGATGGTGAAACCTGTGACCCTTGGGCAATAGCTGTTGTGGCATTATATGGAGGCTGGGCCTGGGATGATGGAAGAAGTATTAAAAGAGATAGCAACACAGAGGTATGGGGTGAGGCTGTTACTTCAACTACTGACTCAATATTAATAGCGTCTGCCTTGTGGGAAAATAGTAGTGGAGCTACACTGGGAGATGTAAACACAGAGTATAATGTAACCATAGATAATAGACAATTCATATTTGGTACAGCTTTTATAGCAGGGAGTGTAAGTAAAACAATTACATTTGATAAAAACACAACTGCTACAACGCAAATGGCGATAGCATTAGGTATGTGGAAAAAGACATAAGGGGTAAAAGAATGGAATTAGTCAAAAAATTATTACTGAGTTCAGTTAAAGATATAGGCATAACTTATGTTGGAGGGACCCTAATAGCTGGTTATGAAGATGACCTTTTATCTGTAGCTTTAACTTCTCTCACTGGGGGAATATCCTCCTCACCAGGCGTAGGAGATATTGTTATAGTATTAAGGGGGTTAGCAAAAAGGGGCATAGGGGGTTGCACAGTTAATGACCCAACCGGGGGCTATACAAGAATAGCAAATAGGAGTCAATCAGATTTTTATTCCTCTGGAATAAATGCAGCCTATAAATTTATGGCAGCTCCTCTTGATACAACAGTAGTCTTTCCAGATGATGGTGCTACTACTGCAGGTGTGATGATTAGGGTATATAGAAATGTTAACTCTGTAACACCCATGGATGCTACACCTACAACTGCTAGTAGGGGAGATTATGCTGAGCCTAATCCACCCTCAATAACAGCAGTGACAGAAGAAGCACTTTTAATAGCAACTGCAGTTTCATCCTATGCTATAGCTGATGCCAATGAAAGACTTTTTACCTGTAGCAATCTTGATGATATGGCAAGTGCTCATTTCTATTGTGCCCCTTCAGGGCAGAAACAAGCTATCACAGTTGGAAGTGCAGTAAAAGAAGATGTTGCTGGTTATTATAACCCAAATACGTTTGAACATGGGGTAGGTGGTCCTGATTTGAACAATAGTAGTGCTTCAATAACAATGGTATTGAGACCAAGATAAGGATAATAAGTGGAATATCAACACATAACAACAAAAGAAATTAAACTATATACTAAGATAAAACAAGCAAGTCCCCATATAAGCTACCCTCCAATCGGAAGCGCTATGCTTGGTTCTGAGTGGAAACTTATTATACCTACAGCAGTACCTTCCCTAGATATTTATACTGAAAAGGCTGTAGAACTTGCCCCTGTTGATTATACTCAAACCTGGGAAATTGTACCTATGACTCAACTTGAAATTGATACTGCTCTTACTACCTATAAAGCAAAAAAATTGCTGGAACTTGATAGAGATATAAAAGACAACGAAAGGTTTTTAGTAAGTGTGCCTCTTGTAGATACCTCCACTATAGAAATGTTTGGAGGTAGAAATGACTTGTATGACATAAGGGAAAGATATGACCTTATGGTTGAAAACTCTATACCCTCAATTTATTTAAGAGATACCTCAAATACCATGCAGTTTTTAGGTCATCTTGATGTAAGAAGGTGCTACAAGGCAATTAATATGCATAGAGATAGTGCTATAGTATATCAGTGGAATAAAGAAAAAGAGATAAATGATTGTAATACAGCTACTGAGTTGAGTGCTGTTACTTGGACAATAAACTAAATAAAGGATAGTAAATGGCATTACCAGTAATAGCGAACAGTACCACAGCTGTAGTCACATCGGATGCCATAACTTTTACTATTCCTTCTGGAGTGGAAAATGGTGACTTATTATTAATACTTGTAGGTAATGATAATGGGGCTGCTGGTGAGGGGTTTATTGACAACACCACTGGATGGACTCAAGAATATAGCTACGGTGATGCAACTTCAGATAGTTATATCGGACTATATTCTAAAATAGCAGATGGCTCAAATGAAGACTCTGTAACTATAAATTCTACAGATAGTGATGACCATTTTGGGTGGTATCTCCGTATTACAGGGCAAAATGCTACCAACCCAGTTAGGGTTCTAGGCTCTGCACAGACAGAAAGTAGTTCTTCTACAACCATTGCAGCAATAACAACAGATACAAATACATATTCATTAGCTTTTTCTGCTTTTGCCTTTGATGGTGATGACGGTTTACCCTTTACTGAAAGTGGTACCGGCTGGACAAAACAAGATGAACTTGAAATTGGAACTAATGGTAATGGAGCAGCAGGTTGTTACTCAACAAAAGAAATATCAACAGCTTCAACAAGTACGGGAACTTCTATAATAGCGTCATCTGCATCTGATGGTAATGTTGCTACACAGTTTGTTATTGCAGGAGATACAACTACACCCGGGGTTATTGAGTGGGGGCTTATAGATATAGATATAGATCAGCCAACAGTAGGCACGGATGCATTTAGAGACTTGAATTCTTCCCTTGATATAGATGTGGACCAGCCAACTATAACTACAGATGCATTTAGAGTTAGAGAAGGTATTATTGATATAGCTGTAGACCAGCCAACTGTAACTATAGATGCATTTAAGGACTTGAATTCTTCCATTGATATAGCTATAGACCAGCCAACTATAGTTACAGATGCATTTAGAGACTTGAATTCTTCCCTTGATATAGATGTGGACCAGCCAACTATAGTTACAGATGCATTTAGAGACTTGAATTCTTCCCTTGATATAAATATAGACCAGCCAACTATAACTACAGATGCATTTAGAGTTAGAGAAGGTATTATTGATATAGCTGTGGACCAGCCAACTATAACTACAGATGCATTTAAGGACTTGAATTCTTCTATTAATATAGATATAGACCAGCCAACTATAGTTACAGATGCATTTAAAGAGGTAAAATCTTCTATTGATATAGATGTAGACCAGCCAACTATAGTTACAAATACTACCTTAATTTGGCAGGGTGTTATTGATATAGCTGTGGAAGCACCAACTTTAAGTATAACCGGGTCTATAAGTGGTGCACAATGGGGTACTATTGATATAGATGTAGCTCCACCAACTGTAACTATAGATGCATTTAGAGACTTAAATTCCTCTAGTGGTATAGATATAGACCAGCCAACTATAGTTACAGATGCATTTAGAGTTAGAGAAGGTACTAGTGATATAGATGTAGGTCAGCCAACTATAACTGCTGCTGCCTCTGTAATTCGGCAAGGTGTTATTGATATTGACATAGATACACCAACTATAGAAGTTGCTGGTAATATAGGTATATATGCAAACATAAATATTGGAGTATATACACCTACGGTAAGTATAGAGGCCTTAGTAATACATGAAGCTAGTATAGCTATTAACATACTTACACCAACTATAGAAGCCTTGGGTGACATTAGTATATATGCACAAGCAGAAATAGATATATTTAAACCAACTCTAACAATAGGTGCTTTTGTACTTAAAAATGCAAGTATAAGCCTAGATATACCAAGTGCTATGGCTTCAGTAGCTGCTAGTATGGATAGAAGTATATGTACTTCGTTAGAGGTGCCTATACCAATAGTAAATACTATTGCTACAATGTTTTGGAATGCTAAAATAGATGTAGATGTGTTACAACCTTATATCTTTGCCTTACCTTCTCTTAATGATGACCAACAAGCTCACTTTAATCTGGAAATACCTAACCCAGTAGTAGAAACCTTAGGAGCTGCAATTTGGTCAGGGGCAGCAAACATAGATGTAAATCAACCTGGTCTAAACATAGAAGGTCTTAGAAGTAGAGGGGGGGAAGTTGGCATAGGTATAAGTTTACCAACTATAGGTGTAGAAGCCTTTAGAATTAGAAGAGGTTTGCTAGAAGTAAGTGTTACTTCTCCAACTATAAATACTACAGCAACTGCAATTTGGAATGCTAGTATAGACCTAGACATTCCTACACCTTATATTTTTTCCTTAGGGTCACTTAATGATAATAAGCAAGGACATTTAAATCTTAGAGTACCCAAACCTATATTTGAGGTTAAGGGTCTTTCAAGAGATAATTTAGTAACTTTAAATATGGGAGCGTTTTAAAATGGAAAGGGAAACTATGTCACCTAGAGTAAAAAAATGGGGATCTAATGCTATACTAATGGGGTTTTTAGTTACTATAGCAACGGGAGTTGGGTCTTTAGTTAGTAGTTATGCTTTTCAAGTACCTAGAATTGTTACTAAACTTGAAAGTATAGAACTTGTAAGTTTGGAAACACAAAAAGAACTAAAGAGGAATACACAAGCACAAATAAGTATAATGCTGTCTGTGGAGAAAATTAATGGCAGAGTTAATATGGTGGAAAATAATTGTGATGAAAATACAAAGCAAATTGAAGCTTGTAGAAGGGATAGGAAATGACAAAAGTAGCATTTAAAAAATGGTATCGGAATGGTTGGTTTACACCTATATCAGGACTAATAGCACTTTGGACTTGGGGTAAGTATTCTCATGTGGAAATAGTTATGTCTAATAATAAGGGTTTCTCTGCTTCCTCTTGGGATAATGAGGTTCGTATCAAAGAAATTAATTTTGATAATGGTAAATGGGATATAATTGAAACCCACAGAAATATTGATACTGTTATAGTCGCAGAAGCATTAGGTAAACCTTATGACCAATTAGGTATTCTTTTTTGGGAGTTCTTCCATTTGCCTTTGCATGGAAAAGACAGATTTTATTGCTCAGAGATAGCTTCATGTGTATTAGGCTTGCCGGACTGTCAATTAGACCCAGTAAAACTAGCTAGATTTCTGCAGGAGGAAGCTGATGTTCTCTCTGGGAAATAAGACTTTAACAGAATTAGTTGGCGTACACCCTATTCTTGCTTTTGCTGTATACATGGCAATTCAAAGAACAAAACAAGATTTTGCTATTTGTGATAAAGGTGGCCGTAGGACTGACCCAGAACAAGCTTGGATGTATGCTCAAGGTAGGACTAGAGAAGGGCGTAAAGTTACTTGGACATTGGATAGTTTTCATCAATATGGATTAGCTGTAGATCTAGTAGCTTGGGTAAATGGCACTTATAGTTGGGATATTAAATATTATAAGGCTATAATTAAAGCGATGAAGGAAGTAATTGCTGAGTATAAATTACCTATTGACCATGGATATGATTTATGGGGTAAAGACTTACCACATTGGCAAATTAGTAAACTTGAAGGTAGAGATGCTAGAGAAGTTTATGATATAAGAAAATACAATTTATAAGGAGTACAAATGACATTTAATGACATTATAGCAGACATTAACCATAAAGTAGAAAATTCTGCTTTTGAAAAGTTTACCTTAGCTCAAGTTATAACTGAGTTAAATAATACTTACAGGGACCTAGCTAATAAAACTGATATATTTGAAACTTTTGATTACTTACAATTAGTTGATAATAGGGTTAATTATACTTTACCAGATGCTATCCATGAGGCTACTAGGGGTGTGTTCAGAGGTAGGAAGACTGATTTTAAATCCCAAGAAGAAATGGATATAGATATACCCACTTGGGAAGGTCATACTACAGAGTCAGCTCTTACTTGCATAGTATACAATAATTTATCTGATAGAAAGGTAAAAGTGTATCCTAGGCTAATAAATGTAACAGTTACAGCTGAGGCAGATATTATATCTTATATAGGTGAACTTGTTGAAAGTCATGACCCTATTAATAGATATTTATTTGTAAACAATAATACAGGTGCTAAATATTTAGCTCCTGCTACTAACAGTTTACCTAGTGCTATGATTGAAGTAGTAACTATATATGGTACTCATTTACCACCTAAAGTAACTGCAGATGACTTAGACTCTACTAGGATCTATATTGATGAAATAAATATTAATGCCCTTATTTATGGAACAGCGGGAAATTTATTATTTATTTCAGGTAGAACTGAGGATATGGTTAAAGGGTCCAATTTTATGAAGATATATGGCTTAGATGAGAGTGAAGTTGCATCTATTAGAAAGAAAAAAGTTACTGGTGGGGTTAAGAATACTACCCGTAATTCTGGGTATAGAACCCCATTTAAAAATTAGGAGACTAAATGTTATTTTCAGAGATATATAAAAAAGGTTATGGAGCTCCCTCTCCTAGTGATTTAATAGAGGGGGGCATTGGCATAGATGTAACAGGTAAAAAAGCTTATTCAAAAGCTACTGATAGTACAATCTTTCAGATAGGGCCAACAGATGAAGAAATGGCTGCTAAGGTTGATGTAGTAACAGGTAAAGGTTTATCAGCAAATGATTTTACAGATACCTATAAAGATAAACTAGGCATTGCTTTAACTATACCTGACCCAGTGCCTACAGAAGATAATATTGTTACTTTTGATGCTACAGGTGAAGTACAAGATAGTGAAGTTCCTATTGGGGAAATAGCTTTAAAGCAAACAATTTTAGCTGCAGAGTACACTCAACTAGATAGTGCCTCCCCATTAGCTAATACTACCCACACTTTTGATTATGCTCTTGGTGATATGCAACATATAGTAGCCCCTGGATCTGGGACTGATAGTTTAACTTTAGCTTTTACAGGTTTTCCTTTAGAGAAAGTAGCAGGATTTATCATAGATATAGTAAATGGGGGTAATTGTACTATTATACATCCTAGTACTATGTTATTTGATAGAGGAGTTTCTCCCACTTATACTGTGGCTGGAACTGACAGAGTTTTAATTCTTAAAGATAAATTTGGGGTTTATACTTTAAGTGTTGTAGCTTATGATTTACAAGTCCTATAGGATAAGTAATGGTAGATGCAGAAACTTTACTAACTGATCCTGAAGTACTACCTAGATTATTAGATGAACTGGAAAATAGGCTTACAGCTTTAGAGGAAGAAATCTTCCACTTAAAAAACCCAACTAAGAAGGATTTGCCAGCTAGACCACCTATAAATGAAAGGTTAGAAACATGACACAATCAATAGAAATAAAGGACTTTACTGGGGGTAGAAATTTTGTAGTTGATCCTTTTAGTATATATCCAACTGAGGCTGAAGAATTAGCAAATGTATGCCTTGAGGCAACAAGTATGGTAACTAAGAATTATATTTTAGATCTACAAATTATACCACCTAAAATATTGTTTGAGGACCCATTACAAATTTCACCAAATTCAGAATTTATTTATGACATGACTACTTCCTTAGAAAGTTATTATGAGAAGGTAAGGTTTTATCAGGGTGAAGACTATATACTTATTAATGGAATACCTACAAGACTGAAAGATAATATAACTTCTTCTGTACTAGTTGTAAGTCCCTTAATTGCCACAGCTCCACAGAATATAACTCTATCCACACCTGATCTAGACTATACTACAGTTGAGCAGTATACTTATTTTGTATCTTATAGAAATTCAGCGGGTTTTGAGAGTCCCTTAGAAGAAATTAATAGAGTTAATGCACATAGAACTTTTAATACTAATTATACAGAAGAAACAGCGTCTGAACAAACTATACAAATTGTAGTTCCTCCAACAAGTGGTGATTATGGTAGAGTATACAGAATGGGGGGCAATATAAGTTTTCCTTCCCTAGTATTTCAGTTTGATGAAAATTTTGTAGTTTCATTAAATAGAGGACCTATAGGGTCTTCCTCAGGTACTTTTACCTTTAGTTTATTGGATGATAAATTAGGCTCTTTTGGAGAAACTTGGGGAGGAATACATCCTCCATACTTAAAGTACCTTACAGCTACTAAGTTTGGTCTAGCTGCTGCCAATGGGTCACAAGTTTACTTATCAATGAATAAGCCAGATGCTTGGAGTGCTCTAAATATGCTTAATTTTGGTTCTCCTATTACAGCCCTAGCTTCAGTTTATAGGGGTTTTTTAGTTTTCACTGAGAGTACTTACCTGTACCTAGTTTCAGGGTCTTCTTTATCAACACTTAGAATTGACCTAGTCTCAACAGATGTTGGTTGTACTTCTAATGCCTCAATAGGTGAGATAGGCCAACATGCCCTAGCTTGGATCTATAAAAGAAACTTTTTTATGTTTAATGGCTCTAGTGTAACTGAACTAGAACCTAATACCTATGACTATCAGTTTTTCTTAGTAGAAGGCTATGATAAAGAAGCTACAGGTTTATCCTATGAAAATCAGTATATAATTGCAACTGAATGTGGGTTTGTTGCAATACCCCTAAATTGTAAGTATAAGCCTTTTATTGATTACCAATTAGAAACTACTTGTGAAGTACCTCATGAAGCTAGTTTATTGAGAGAATTTTTGCTTAACCATGAGCGTAGATTAGGTGCCTATAAAAATGATGGTAGTTTTTGGGCTTTAACTGAGAATATTTATGGAGACTTGACTTTTGAAAATAAATACCCACCAAATGAAGGTTGGGCTATGGGGTGTTATACAACTCCACCTACTTGTGGAACAGATACTACAACTTGTGTTTATATAGGAGGTTTTTCTGGGTATAATCCAATAATTCCAACCCCTTGTGAAAATGATGGAGCTATGGTAGGTAATTATACAAGTGGTCAAATATCTATAGTACCCCTATTTTACCGTAGTATATATAAAGGACCTAAGTTAACTTTTAATGCTCAAACTGCTTTAACTAAATTTTCTCTTGTTGAAGTATTATTTGAGGGGGAATTAATTGTATGTATTTCCATAGATGATGCAGAAGTAGTAAAAAAGGAGTTTATATCTACTAGTGGAAAGGAAACAGCTAGACTTATAATCCCCTCTAGTGTGTCAAAAGGTAGTTGGCTACAAGTCAAAATGAATTTTTTAGGCAGAATATACAGTTATAGGGTTGATGGTGAAGTAACACCGGTTACATAATTAATAATTGATAATAACATTATTAATTGATTATTAATCATATATGTGTTATAATGTAAGTAATAAGGAGATTAAATGCCTAATAATATTGTTATAGAAGACACAGAAGATATGGCCATAAAACTTTATGATAGTCTAGAAGAAATTATAGTTTTTCCTATGAAGGAACATTTAGACACAAAGTTAGGTATTTATACTCGGGAAATATTTATTCCTAAAGGTATGATACTCATAGGCAAGAAACACAGAGGACCTTGTGTTAATATAATTGCTAAGGGCAGTTTAGTATTAAAAGAAACTTTAACTGATGAAGGCAGAACTTTAACAGTTCCTGAGAATGAAACAATTACTTTTGTTACACAAGCAGGAGTACAAAAAATTGGGCTCACTTTAAAGGACACTATTTTTATAAATATATTTAGTAATGTGAAAGCTAAGACATTAGAGTCAGTAGAAGAGGAATTAATTATTCCATGTGAAAAATTAAATAAGCATATTGCAAATAAGGAGCAAAAATGTCTTGGGTAGCAGTAGGTGGCGCCGCAGTTGGTGCAGTAAGTGGTATAGCAGGAGAGAATGAAGCTAATGCTGGTATTGAGGGTTCAAATGTACAAATGCAGAATACAGCTAATAATGCTTATGCTTCTGCTATGAACCAACAAAGATCAGATTTTGCGGGCACCCAAAATCTTTGGCAACAAATGCAGTTCCAACAAGAGGGAGCACAAGCTAGGTTCCAAGGTCAAACTGCTCAAGGTATGTTTGGCACTAAGTATGGAATAGCTCAAAATCAAGCAAATTATGACTCCTTACAAAATGAGTTTGGCGATATGGCAGATAATGTAGCTCACCACTTTAAATCTTTATCACCTAGTTCAATGAAAGCACAAAATAATGAGAAGTTTAATTTAGCTTATGCTAATGAAATGCAAGGTTTGTCCCAACAGTTAACTGAGAGGGGTATTAACCCTGGTTCAGGTATGGCCCTAGCTTTAAGATCTATGACAGGTATGCAAACTGAAACAGGTAAAATACAAGCAAATAGAAATGTAGAAACTGAGATTGCTCAAGCACAAAGTGGTTTCATGTCTTCTGCAGCACAAAATCCTTTATATAGTGCTAGACCTATTGACTTTAGTGAAGGTATTTTAAATGCAGGTGAGTTAAATCAATTAGCACCTAAAAGTCAAATGGATATAAGTGGAATGACGCCTGAAACTTGGGATCCATATAAAGCTGATGTACAACAACAAAGTGAAATGTCAGGTGGTGGTGTCTTAGGTGCTATTGGTGGAGCCCTTGGCGGGTTATTTGGATAAGGAGAATAGACATGGGATCTTATAGTTCAGGAATACAAAATGCAGTTAAGACAGGTGGTACCTTTGCAGGTAAAGCAAGAGAAAAAGAGGTTTTTGAACAAGAAAGACCCCTTAGAGAGCTTAAATCAGAGCAGGCCAGTTTAGAAACTGATGTACTAAAAGCTGGGGATGATATTTATGGTGGGCGAGTAGAAAGAGCAAATACTCTAGCTAAGCAAGCAAAGTATATTAAGGAATTGAATATTCAAACTATTCAGTCTCAAAATATGTATAGGAATGCTCAGGCTGCTAAAATGAGTTCAACAACTTTTGATGAAAATTCTGACTTATATTCCCTGGATGGAAATAAACAACACTTACCTAAAATGGCAGAAAGTGCTGGAGGTTCACCTAAGGCAGATGCTGAAGGTTACTTTCAAATGGGGCCTAATAAATATAAGCCTACAACTAAAAGTGAATTAAATTCAACTCAAACAGAACAATGGCAAGGCCTTAATGACAAATGGGAGGATATGATTGAAACAGGAGAAATTGAAGTCATTACAACAGAGGGTGGGCAGAAATATAAAATTAGAGAGTCTGGACAAATGTTTGACCCAACAGTAATGTTACTTAGAGGTGATGGGTCGGTTACTTCCTCTCTAGATCCAGGAGTTAGTTTAGGTACAAGCAAAAGAAAAGCTAACCACTTAAAGCAAACCCAACCTAAAATATACCAAGACTTAGACCCAGAATCTTCTGATGCTGCAAGTCCTGTCCTAAAAAAATATGGTCTTAGAGTTACTTCTGGATTTAGGAGTGAGGAACATAATAAATCAGTAGGGGGGGCAAAACAGAGTAAACATATGGAAGGTCATGCTATGGATGTTCACTGGAAGGGTAAATCAGTAGCAGAAAAAGCAGAGATAATTAAAGACTTTAAGCAACAAGGCTTTACTGGTTTTGGTGTGGGCAATAACTCTCTACACATTGATAGAAGAGGTAAACCTGCTTCCTGGTCTTATATAGGTGGGACAACAACAGGTGGAGGTAAAATGCCAAGTTGGGCCTCTGAAGCTATTAATAGTGATGCTGAATTACCAGAAGGTCAAACTACTGTAGTAGCTAAGCCACAACAAACTCCAGTTATACACCCAACACAAGCAAGTGTTAGTACCCAAGCACCTGAAAGTCCTAGTATGTGGACTGACTCACCTATGGATAGAACAGAATTTGAGACTCAAGCAAATAAAACCTTAGCTGTAATAAACTCAGCAATTGAGAAAAAAGCAGCTACCTCAGAACAAAAAGAGTTTGGGGTTTTACTTACTGCAGATTCTGAATGGGCACAAGAGCATGGTATTGCTACAGTAGAACAATTTGCTCAGTACAAAGATGTTATGAAAGAAAAAAACAAAGAGTTTGTTAAAGACCAAAAAGCAGATAATGCTATACAAAGAGTATCATCTTATGAGGACTATATAAATGATACCAATATTAGCTTTATGGACAAAACTGATAAGTTAACTGGAACATCTACACAAGATCTAAATAGGCTAACTAAGGATGCTAAAGATGCTGGAGTTTATAACCCAGATGTTGTGAAAGAAACAGGTAAAGCAATTAGAGGTATTGACCAATCAGCTCCTGCTATGATGGATATTGCTACATTATATAGTAAAGCAGATGTTACTACTGAGTATGCAGATGCTTGGGAGTTTGTTAAACAGAAAATAGGGGAATATAAAACAGATGAAGATCCTAGAAAAAGAGCTTCGGAACTTTTAACAGTTATGGCTAAATCTGCCAAAGGTAGAGCAACAGCTATACTACTTAAAACAATGTCAGGTACAGCAGCCTCAGACCAAGAATATGCTAGAACATTACTTTACTCCTTTGGAGCAGAAGGTGTGTCAAAGTTAACAACCTTATCTACTATTCAACAAGGCCTAAAGGTTAGTCAAAGAGAACTAGAAGGTCATGTTAGTTCTTCCGTCAGTAATGGAGGATATAAAGTAGCAAGGGATGCGGCTAGACTTCACAAGAAAATTAGTGGCTTTGTAGCTAGTGAAAGCTTTAATGAAGTAACTAAGGCAGTGGCTCCTTTACTTGAGGAAACTAAACCTCAAGAAAACACAGAACAAAATACTAGAAAAAAAGCTTTACAAGCATTAAAAACTAGGGCAGAGCAAGCAGGCAGGACTATGAATGAACAAGCTAAGGCAGAAGGATTTAAATAATGAAAACAGACTTAGATACACTTAGGGAAAGCTTTAAAATGGGCTATGCTGCCTATGAGGATAGTTATGCTGAAGCAGATGAAGTAATTAAGATGAGTGAGGGAGCTATGTATAATAGAACCCAACTCTCAATCCTTTTAGACCGGGGACAACCAGCTGAATATTTTAATATTATTCAAATGTTTTCTAGAGCTTTACAAGGTTATTTTAGTACAGTAGTCAATACTATGCAAGCAAGAGCTCTAGAAGAAGGTGATGTACAAACAGCTAATGCTATTAATTTAGCTTTAGAATATACCTTAAGAATGAACTTATGGGATGTTACTAAGGGTGATTTACAACAACAAGCCTTCCTCCCTGGTTTAATGGGTGTGCATTATAAAATAAAACCTACAGGTCAAGATCAATTTGGAAGACAAAAAAATGAAGTTGAATTTGAGTCTGTGCCTTATTATGAATTTATTCTAGATCCTAAATCATATAAACCTGACTATTCAGACGCTAGATTTGTACATAGATTTAGGTGGGTCAGTCAAGAAGAAGCACAAAAATTATTTCCTAGGACTTGGAAAAAACTACAAAGTAGAGTTAATACAGCAGATATAGATACAGCAGAAATAGACTACACTTATGGGGAGGGTTTTACTGATAGGTGGAATATGTTTGAAGAGTATCTTATTGTGCATACTGGTGTGGTGGATAATAAAGATGTTAGTTGGGAAATATGGTGGTCAGGTGATGTAGAATTAAAAAGGCAGAAGTTAGATTTTGATTCCTTAAGGTTTCCTTACAGAATTGTAAAATTGCATAGTGGTAAGAAAGCTGACTTTCATGGTATTTTTAGGGATGTTGTTGAAAGTCAAAAAGCTATTAACCAAGCTATACTGCAAATTCAACAACTAGCTAATGGAACTAAGGTATTAGTTGAAAATGGTGCTGTTGATGATGTAGATAAATTTAATGCTTCTTGGGCAAGGGTTAATGCAGTTATAGGTGTTAATAAACTGATAGGTATTAAGGAGATTGATGTAACAAGAGATATTGCTAATCAATATATGATTATTGATAGAGGCTTGGACAGAATTAAACAAGTACTCCATATTAATGATAGTTTCCTAGGTCAAACCTTTGCTAGTGATAGTGGTAAAAAAGTAGCCTTACAGAGGAATTCTTCTATGATGGCATTAAGATATTTAACAACTAAACTTGATGTTTTATACCGCTCAGTAGCATTAGACCTCATCCATTTAATGAGGCAGTATATGACAGCCCAATTTGAAGTTGATAGTACAGATGATATGACTCAAAAAGTTAATTGGACTAGGCTAAATACACCAGTTATGTTGCCTCAACCAAATGGAACAGAAATGCCTGCTTCTACAGTAATTATGGGCAACAAAGGCCCTGTAAGAGAAATAATTAATGACCCTGATTATAGTTTAATATTTAGTCGTATGGATATTAAAATTGAGAGTGTAGCTTATGAAGATGCCTCTGATGCTGATAAGTTAATGATACAACAAACCTTACAAAGTCCTGCAGGACAAATGTTAGGCCAAGCACAGCCAGGCTATTACTTTATGATTGCTAGTTTATTAGCTAAGCAAACTAAGACAATGCACTCAGCTGAAATAGGGGCCATCTTTAGGCAAGCAGCTATGGCTTTAGGTACAGCACCTACATTAGATCCAAGAGTATTAAACCAGGGTCCTCCGGGTGGGCAGCAACCTAACCAGGAAACAGGCCCAGGTGCAACAGCCTCAGCAATGGGTGTAGATACGAATACAATGAACCAATAAGGAAACATAATGTTTGATTTTTTAAATCTTGATGAACAAGTACCAGGTGATTTAGAAACAGAAACCCAACTAGCTGAGATAAAAGCTGATACTGTCATTAAGGAACAGAAATTACCAGAAGCAGACTTTGAACAAGAATTAAGTCAATTAAACCAGCTTGATGAAGTGGACTTTGAGGCTGAGTTAGGTACCTTAATAGGAGAATCTGTAGTGCCAGCTCCTGAAGGAGCAGAGGTTACAGATATGGGTATACCCTCACCTACGGGTGGAGAGACAACTACAATACCAGATCTAACTGAGCAAGAGAAGACCTACCAAGTTATGCCTTTGCATGAAAAGATTGGTACTAATACAGTTAATATATTGAAAACTAATATAGGGAGGTTTGGTGGGTTAGTTAATGCTGGAGCAGCAAACTTAAATGAAGCTATGGGGGTTGATAGCAAACTATATAGAGAAAACCAAGCCTTTTGGAAGGGTATATCTGACCAAGCTATTACAGAATTAGAACCTGCTTATGGGGATAAAGAGGGTTGGAAGATGTTAGTTGCTAAAGAGTTTGGTAATCCTCTAAATGCTATGCTATTAAACAGTATAGCAACTATGTCAGGAGTTGTGGGTGTTGATATTGCTGGAGAAAAAGCAGTAGGAGAGAAAGCTGGACAGGGTGTAGACATGCAAGACACTAATGCAGTTGCCTTAGGCATGGGAGCAGGGACTGTTGTGGGTAAACTAATTGAACCAACTATGAGGATATTAGGTAATGCAGGTAGTGCAGTACTAGATATGTGGCGCCTAAGGGGTTTACCTGACAATGTAAAGCTAGCTATTAAGTCTGGAGATGATAAAGAGTTAGAGCGTATTTTACAGGAGTTACAAATATCTGATGATATAGGTGCGGGTGATTTACCTTTTGGAGGTAAAAGCAGTACCACAACTAATATTCTTGAAGCTAGAAGAGCTAGGGGTGAGACAGGGATAGTTTCCCAAGTTGAAAGAAATTCAGTTAAGCAGGCAGACAATATACTGTCTAAATCTCAACCTACTGAAGTATCAGCAGAAGCATTGTATGAAGCAGTTTCACATAAAGCTAAAACATTAAAAGAGCCTATGAAGGCTGCTTATGATAACAGTATTAAGAAGGCATCTAAGGCACCTCAACACAATATGGCTGTAACTAATCAATCAATTATTGATGAATTAAAAGAAGGTGGAGCACCAGACCCAGTTATTAACTATGTAATGAAGCAACTCTATAGTAAAGAG